TAGCCTCTTATTCTTATGTAACTGAGGCCGAATATGATGCAACGGCTAAAAAAGTAAATGGAGCTGATAAATGATTAAATTAGTCAAAAATTCTACTGCAAAAAAAACAACTTATTGTGCAGTAACTTATAGAGCGGGAGGCCAAGATAAATTTGCAACTTGCCCTAAGACTTGCAAACATTGGTACGATTGCTATGGGAATACAATGCCATTCGCACATAGATTTAAATATGATAGCCACCTTACTAAGAAAATGGATAAGGAACTAGCCTATTTAAATACAAAAAAGTATGGCGTTTTAATTAGGCTTCATGTCTTGGGTGACTTCCCCGACTTGAAGTATGTGGAGCAATGGGAACATTGGCTTGACAAATACGAGAACATATCCTGTTATGGATATACTGCTCATTCACCAAAAGAATCTATCGGCGGTAGAATTGCAAGGATGAATGAACAAAGGTGGGATAGGTGGTCAATACGCTTTTCTAACTATCCTAAGTATAAACTATCTGCTAATTCAGATAAGGTATCTAAGAATGGTATTACTTGTCCAGAACAAGCGGGTCAAACTAAAAGCTGTGGAACGTGTGGTTTGTGTTGGAATAAATCTACTAAGCGTATTCTATTCATGACACATAGCAGAGATTTAAGAAAGGGAAATAATGAAAGAAGTAATTAAAGAACTAAGTATATCAGTAGCTTGTCTTTTAGATGATACTGGTTTTATTGTTGAGGATTATGTTGCAGATATAGAGCATATACAAAACTTGGTGACTAAATTAGAAAATCTAGTTGACCCTATCGAGAAAGGTAAATAATGCAAATAATAAACCAACCAATTAAAAATGCTATCAAAGAAGCGGTAGGTCAAGGCTTCTTCTATTGTGGGTTTGTCAAAAAATCGACAGGCACATTTAGAGAAGGCATTTTTAGATTTGATGTGAAGCAATACAAGTCTATCATAGATGGTGAGATAAAAACTATCGGCGATAGACCTTCACCTATAACAGTAAATGACCAAGGGATGTGTTTAAAAGAGTTTAAAAACAAAAAATATTTGGCACATCAAAGACACCCTCATGACTTTACATCTGTAAGGTACGACAGTATAAAACTTCTTAAGTTCAAGAAGAAAATGTACACAGTCAAATTTGTAGATGATGTAGGGTTTCGACTGATGACGCTAGAAAAAGTTCCAAGTAAATTGGAAGAGAGTATCAAACTTATCTATCGTGTAGATGACTTTGATTTTACTATAGGAAACTTACCTAAACAAAGGAGCAACGTATGACAAAAACAAAACTAACTATGTTGAAAGAGTTACTGGAAGATAAATCATTTATCAATGTACTCTCTGAACAATCTGTCAATCATCTTAAAAATATAATTGATGCAGTAGCAGAGGAACAATACAATAAAGGATACACCGATGGTAGTAATCAGCTTAGTCAAATCTTTACAAAACTAGTGGGTAGTAGTGCAAGGAATTGATTTAAATTCTATAAGCATAGATGAAGGGGGGCAAATACACATTGATTGCCCCCAATGTTTAAACAGAAAGTCACTAGGGGTGTGGAAAAAAGAGGGTGTAGTTAGTTGTTATTGTTTTCATTCTTCTTGTAATTATAGGGCTTCTACATCCAGACAATACTCTATGGAAGATATTGAAAATATTTTTACACCCAAGAAAAAAGAAGAAGAGAAGTTTGTTATGCCTAAATCTTTTGTATCTATTTATCCTAACCCTAGAGCAATGAAGTATTTAAAAGATTATAATATTAATCCTTATGATTGTAATGCTAGAATTATGTATGATGTAAAACAAGATAGGGTAGTTTTCTTAATTGATATAGACGGCATAGTTAGAGGTGCTTTAGGTAGAACATTATCTAATAAAATTCCAAGATGGTATAAATATAATTCTTGTGATTATCCGTTTGTGGTAGGTAGTGATGTGCTTAATGCAGTAATAGTAGAGGATTGTGTATCAGCTTGTGCAGTAGCCCCCATCCATACAGGCATAGCTATCATGGGTACATCACTATCTGATAAGCATGCTAATTATATTAGGGGTAAGTTTAAGAAAGTTTATATCTGCCTTGACCCAGATGCTAATGCTAAGACTTTTGACATACGAGATAAGCTAGGCTATAGTGTAGATAGTAACATAGTTCTCATACCCAAGGATTTAAAATACATGAAACAAGAAGAGATTAAGGAGTTATTACATGGCAATTAGTAGAGAGTTAGAAGAGCAATTAAAGAAGGCTAAAGAAAAAAGCAGGGATAGATTAAAAAGAATTAAAGAGTTAGAAGAAGACTTAAAAGAAGAGAGGCTTCACAATAAATTTTTAACAAAGAGATTAGGAGACTGGGCTGATAGAAATTTTAGTATACGTCAAGAACTAGAAACCATGACAGTCGATAAGGTGTTAGCCAAGTCTAAAACCAAAGAAGAGTTTCGACAACTTCAAAAAACACAAGAGTTAGCTGAAGCTGTAGATAAGGCAAGAGAGGATGCCTCTAAGTTAAACACCTCTGGATTAGTTACAAAAGGAAAGGAAGAGTAAATGTTTTTTGACAAAGTACACTTTGAAGGAATAATAAAAATATCGGAGATAGATATAGATGCGAAGCTTACATCCCAAGTCTATAGAGGTTGGGACAATGAAGATAATATACCATACGAGAGTTGGCATTATCACCTAACTATGTCCAATCACAGGCTTGAAGTAGATAGAGATAAAGGTATTGATACAGGTTATACTGTCACTGATAAATATAAGCAAAGACCTGAGTACCATGTTCCCTACATATCCCAAACAGGATTTAGGTCAGACTTTTTTATGTATGAAAAGAAGCCCGAGCAACTAAAATCAAAAGATGTTGCTAAACTATTAGAAGGTAGAGTTAAAGTATTACTAGGTAAGAACTTAGAATTTATGAAAACTAAACCTGTAGAGATAGTAAGTAAAATACCTGAGGAGGCGTGGGAAGATACAGATGAATAACCCATTTCCAAAATATAAAATCATGGCAACAGTCGAGAGAACTTTTACATTTGAAGTTCCAGGAAATGTCAAAGATTTACATGAACATTCTGATAAGAAAGCTAGAGAACTTATTGCAAAAGAGTTAGTGGATATGCAACAGTTTAATTTAGATGTTCAAGACTTTATAAGTAATTGTAATATTAGAGTGGAGGATGATTACACAGATGAATAATTCAGAAGAATTAAAAGAGGCTTTATCTATATTAAGATTAGCACCTAGGTTAGAACAAGTATCAAAGAGGTTTGAGAGGGCGGCGGATGAAAAATTTGATGGCATTAAAAATTATAAAGCTTTGCTTAAGAAAAGAGTTTTATCAAAAATACAAAAACAAAATACAAAAAAGTAGTCTAGCTAATTTGTTAGATGTCTATGCAGTTATAGAAAAAACTTACAAAGATTTACCTGACTGTAAAGAAATACTACACGATGATTTATATATTAATTATTTAAATTATAATCCTACCAATACACAATCTAATAAAGATAAAGCAATGCAAGTTGTGACTGACTTAGATAAAGTTCACATCAATGAAGACAATGTTGTACTGACTATACAGCAGATGCATCAATCACAAATTGTACATGAAGCATCACAAAGACTTTTAGACATTTATAAAAATGGTGGTGGCGATGTAAAAAATGTTGTTAAACTTTTACAACAAGAAGAATCTATCGAGGATAGTATTCAAGAAGTTACAAAAGATTTGTATGAACTTCTCAAAGAAATGGACTACAGTAATCTGTTTCAATTTTCTGCACCCTCATTATTAAATCAACAAGTAAAGGGTGTTGGCAAGGGACACTTCACTGTCATCTTTGCAAGACCGGAATCTGGTAAGACTGCCTTTTGGATTAACATGGTAGGTGGTGAAAATGGTTTTGCATACCAAGAAAAAGTCAACAATATAGCCATTTTTTGTAATGAAGAGAAGCCTTCTAGAATTGTTTTACGATTAATACAGGCGTGTTCTGACATGACTAAGAGCCATATAGATGAAGAGCCTGAGGTAGCTAATGCAGAATGGGAAAAAATAAAAGATAAAATTCATGTCTACGATTGTAAAGATTTTACTGTAGAATCAATAGACAGCTATTGTGAAGAGTATAAACCTGATGTAGTTATAGTGGACCAACTAGATAAGATAGAACTATCAGAAAATTTTGACAGTGGTCATGAAAAATTGAGAGAGATATATAAATTAACTAGAGACATAGCTAGTAGAAGGGATGTGTGTATGTTTGGTATATGCCAAGCGAGTAGTGATGCTCATGATAAAAATCACATAAGCTTTAATAATATGGAGGGTAGTAAGACAGGTAAAGCAGCCGAAGCTGATTTAATTATTGGTATCGGAAAGAAGGATGATTGGGAAGGTGCGGAAGATTTTACTAGAACATTATGTATTAGTAAAAATAAATTAACGGGTTGGCATGGTATTATTCCTTGTAAGATTGTGCCTAGTAAAGCGAGGTACATAGATTAATGATTAGTGTTTTAGATATAGAAACAACTTTCACCCAAGACGGGGATAGCACCCCATACAATTTAGCAAACAAACTAGTAAGTGTAGGAGTAAACGATGAATATATATTTTTTAATCATGACGAGTTCACTGGCGATATTCGTGTTAGCCATAACAAACTCCAGTCAATTTTAGATAAGACAACATTAATGGTAGGACATAATCTTAAGTTTGATTTATCCTGGCTATTGGAATGTGGATTTAAATATGAAGGCAAGGTATGGGATACTATGGTTGCAGAATCTGTTTTGTACAGGGGACAAAGAAAACCTTTAAGTTTAAAAGAATGTTGTAAGAGAAGAAAGATAGGAATTAAATATGCTACATTAGAAAATGCCATAGACTCTGGTATGGGTATGGATAAGATACCTATTTCTGATTTAGAAACCTATGGTAGGAATGATGTGACTATAACAAAAGATTTATATTTACAACAGGACTTAGATTATAAACGAGAAGAAAATAAAGGACTAATACCTACATTAGAAATGATGTGTGAGTTCTTACTTACCTTAGTAGAGATAGAACGTAATGGTATATATGTAAATCCTAATACACTAGACGAACTTAAAAAGGCATTAGATGAGGAGTATAGTTCTATCAAAAAAAAGATAGAGATAACTGTTCAAGAGATGATGGGTGACAGACCATACAATATTGGAAGCCCCGAGCAGTTATCTAAAATCATCCACTCTAGAGAAATCATAGATAAGAATGATTGGGCAGTAACTTTTGGCTTGGGTACTAATGCAGAAGGAACAAAGAGAACTCCTGTTAAATATCCTGACCATACATTCAGACAAATCATTGAGACAAAAACTAAACCTGTGCAGTATGAAGCAGGTGTAAAATGTACTACTTGTGATGGTGCAGGTATCCGTAGAAAAGTAAAAAAAGATGGAACTTATTTTCAACAAATTCATAAGTGTTCTGAATGTAAGGGAGATGGTGTTTTATTAACAGCTACAGAAAAAGTAGCAGGTTTTAAGATACCTATAAGAACTCAAAAGAATATAAATTCTAATGGTGGTATAGTATCAGAGGCCAACTTACAATATATCGCCGATAGAAATACAGGAAGAGTAAAAGAATTTTTGCAATACTTAATTAGATTTAGACAGGTATCAAAATACTTATCTACTTTTGTGGAGGGTATAAAAACATATCTTAAACAAGATGACATGCTACATCCTCACTTTAGTCAAACTAATGTAGTGACAGGTAGACTATCTTGTTCTGAGCCTAACTTCCAAAATATACCAAGGGGTGATAAACTACCCATTAAAAGAATAATACAATCTAGATTTGATAATGGAGAGATTATTGAAATGGACTTTGCACAATTAGAATTTAGAGTTGCTGCTTTTTTATCTCAAGATGCTCAAGCTATGCAGGATATTTTAGAAGGTGTAGATGTCCATCAAAATACTGCTAATGTTATTGGTTGTGTTAGACAAGATGCAAAGGCACATACATTTAAACCTCTCTATGGTGGTTTTTCAGGGACTATTGAAGAGAAGAAATACTACGCATGGTTTAAGAAAAGATATAAAGGTATAGCACAGTGGCAAGAAAATACTGAAGATAAAGCTATAGCTACATCCTTTGTTACTCTCCCAAGTGGTAGGCAGTATTACTTTGAAGGTATAGCAAGAGGTACTTGGGGTGGTTCTAATTATTATACCCAAGTTAGAAATTATCCTGTTCAAGGATTTGCAACAGGTGATATAGTTCCCGCAGCTTGTATTGATATTTATCATGCAGTAAAAGGAATGAGAAGTAGATTAATAAACACTGTGCATGATTCTATTATTATAGATGCACACTCATCGGAGGTAGACCATGTCATAACTAAACTAAAGAAGGCTTGTGATGGTATCACACAATCTATTAATAAAAGATACAACATAGATTTTAATATTCCCCTTGACTATGAAATAAAAAAGGGGCATAATTGGTTAGACCTAAAACAAATATAGGAGTATATATATATGACTGAAAAAACAATCTTTGGAGACATGTCCGAAGAACAAATCAAAGCAGAGACAGGTATGGGTACGAAAAGTACGCCCTCATACATTGTCAATCTGCGAATAACTAACAACCACAAAGACAAAAATAATGGTGATAAAATTACCCGACATCTTGGTAGCTACAATGTTTGGGATAAGGACACAGAACAATTTGTCTATGCAGATAAGATATCTTTTAGACCCTTCATGAAAAGACAACAATACATGACATGGGACAATAAAGAAAAAACTTTTTCTGCTGAGTCTATCTTAGTAGCATTTGGTGAAGAAGCTTTTGATACACTAGGCACTACTAAATGTGGCTACGTCACTACAAAAAATAGAGCAGACTTAACTCCTGACCAAACGGAAAGGGCAAAGAATACAAAGTTCTTTAGGATTATGTATGGCTTAATGGATATTAAAGGTGAAAATTCAAAGGGTGATAAGATAACTCTGAAAGATTATCCTGTCCAACTAAAATATTCAGGTGGTAATGCTATTGTCATGAGTAATCTAGATTCTTTATTATCTAACAAAGGAATAATGTGGTCTAACTCTGTAGCATTAGGAACAGAAGAAAAGACTGTTGGAGGTAATACATTTTATAATATAAAGTTAGGTAAGATAACACCTCTTGATGTACCTGCTAATCTTTTAGAAGATAGTGATGACGGCAGAGCCTATCAGTTATTTAAGAATGATATTACCGCTAAGAATGAGCAGGTTATGGATAAGTATCACGCCCATTTAAAAAAGTATGCTGACGAAAGTGCATTAGTATCTAAAGTCACCAACGCTTGACAGAAGAAATACTAGATAAAATAAAACATTTATTGGTGCGGGCTGAAAACCAGTCCGTTCCTATAAGCGAAGAACTCATCGAACAGTTTGGAGAAGACTGTAAGAAAGCAATCCGAAAACAATTCAAAGAAAAAAGAGATACCTCATTTAGAATTAGAATGTCAGGTATCGGTAAACCTCTCTGTCAATTACAAATGGAAAAGTCTGGGGCCAAGAAGGAACCCATGCCTTACAATAATAAACTAAGATTTTTATTTGGGGATATGATAGAAGCATTAACAATGTTATTATTAAAAGCTTCTGGAACTGTAGTAGATAGTGAACAAAAACTAGTCACTAGAAAAAGTAAATACTTTGAGAAAGGTCTCACAGGTACTTATGATGTAGAGATTGGTGGTAAAATTTATGATATTAAATCAGCTAGTGATTGGGCATATAAGAATAAGTTTGCTATGGGATTTGAAGCAGTTGTAGATAAGGATGTCTTTGGATATAAGTCTCAAGGATACCTCTATGCAGATGCAGAGAATAAAAAGTTTGGTGGTTGGATTGTAGTTAATAAATCAACAGGGGAGATGTGTATAGTATCAGCACCAAGAAGTGATGCTAATCATAGGAAAGAAGCTTTGAAGTTAGCCGATGATAACATAAAAGCTTTGATGGAAAACAAACCTTTTGAGAGATGTTTTGATGATGTAGAAGAGAAGTATAGAAGTAAACTAACAGGTAATAGAGTGTTGAGTAGTGTCTGCGGGTTCTGTTCTTTCAAACAAGATTGTTGGGGAGATAAGATACAGCACTTACCTCAACAAGTCTTTGATGATGAAGGCAGACCTCGTTCTAAAAGTCCTAGATATTATTGGTATACTCATGTAGCAAACAGAGGAACAAACAATGACTAAAAAAAATGATACTACAAATGATGGTATAGTTATACTATTAAAGCCCCATAACAAAGGTAAGTTTGCCGTGGGTATAACTAGCGACTATGTTGCAGATACATCTGAAAAAGAAATGTGTAAGATGGTGGCACTGGGAGTAGCCCAACTTTTATTAGAAGACCCTGACCCTTTTTATGAAAGGGGTATAGAGATATCTGCAAAGCTAGATGAAATAGATATGTCTGATGCGACAGAGTTTATAAAAGAAGATGATGAAAGTAATATAGTAGACTTAACTAAATATATCAATGTGAAGAATCTTAACTAGGAGTACACATGAAACATAATTCTAATTTTAAGCATGACCTAGAGTGGGGTAAGCAAGGTGAGATAGTAGTAGGGGAAATACAAGAAGGTGAGAAGACTGAGGTAAAGTCTGAAAGAGATAAGTGGATTAAGACAGGCAATCACTATTGCGAATATCAAAGTAGAGGAAAAGAAAGTGGTGTCCGAAAGACTCAAGCAGAGTGGTGGACTATAAACTTTTATAGTGGGGATAGATTTTGTTTTAACATAACATTGAAAACAAAAGATTTAATATATATAATTGATAACAATAAGTTTAACAGTGTGCCTGGGGGAGATAACAATACCTCTTGGGGATACTTAGTTCCTATTATTAAGTTAATTGATTATAATAATTACAGGGAGAAGATAAATGAAAACTGAAGACATACTAAAGAGTGCATCTAAATTAGTTTCTGGTGACAGAGCAAAAGCTTATGGAGATAAGAAAATACTCCATGATAAGATAGCTACTATGTGGTCTGCTTATACCGATTGTGAAATCAATGCAGAACAAGTGGCTATGATGATGGCTATACTAAAGATAGCTAGGACAACAACAGGAAGTAGTGCCGATAGTTATACTGATGGTGCTGCATACATTGCAATAGCAGGAGAAATACATGACCAAAAATAACGAAGCACCTCAACAAAAACACTATGTACTAAGTGATGAGCAGAGGAATACTCTACTACAATACTTAGCTAACAAGCCTTTTATTGAAGTGCAAAAATATATTAATTTATTAGCGGGACTAACGGAAATCAATGACAACATCTCACCAAACTTCATTAAAAAGTAAGGATGGCTTTCAGTTATATAGTTGTAGAGTTTCCTATTCCAGAGTGGATGGAAATTTTTATTGGGATGAAGAAACTTTAAATACTAAAGATTTAATAGACGTATTTAAAAAGAAGTATGGTACAAACGAACCTTACTCTCACGATAAAAAACTCTTAATACCTCTACCTCATATACTAAAAGCAGTAGTAGTTCATTTAAAAAATGAGTACACTTACTCTTATAAAACAACCCAACAATTATTAGATAAGTTAACTAGCTAGTTCTTCCATTCGAGAAGATAATTCTTTAGCCCTGTTAGGGGTTTGTTTTGCCCATCTAGAATCGAGCATCTCTGTTGCCGCAACAGAATATGATTGACTCTTTAACGCAACAATCATGTTCTTAAATTTAGATACACCATTAGCACCCATTTGGAAAATCATTTCACATAATATTCCTTGTGCTTTTATATGTATACTTAATTCATGTGTACTACATAGGTCTTTCATACTATCCCATGCTTTATTAAAATCCTTTTCAAACAGTAAGTCCCAACCTTCTTTGGTTGTAGGTACTACTTCTCCCTCTAATATTTTATGACCATAGCCCCCTGTTAAGTGATTTTCTGTGCAGAAGTAGGGGTCTAGTCTATAACCCTCATGTTCTTTAACTCTATCCATTAGTTCTTTTTTAATTATATCTACCATACTATACTCCTATTTCTTTTTAGTTATTAATCCCATAGCACCTTTTGCACCTTTGATACCAAAACTAGCAGAACATGCTATATATAGTAGATGCTTATAATAATCAGGCAAGGAGTGAAGTGCCTCAAATCCTGCTTTAATGTGAGGAGTCCATCCCGGTATGAAAACTGCCACCGCAGGAACTAGAAGACATATTAAAATTAGCTCGTCTTTCCAAGAACCTT